TAGCCGAAGCCATCAAGGGTGCTACTATCGGATGGGCCACTGCCAAGGATGAAGGCGAGACAGAGCCCACCGACGACAACACCAACACAGGTGGCGAGGGCGGCGGCAATCATGGCGGAGAACTTGAAGGATAAAGTAAACCCCTGCCAGCTTTTTGCCCGATTAGTAAGACCCACTAATCGGGCATTTTTGTATCTATATGGCAGACAATATACTTAGACTTAAAGTTGATTCTTCGGAGTATGATGCCAAACTGAAGAAGGCGGCAGAGGGCTTGCAGCACCTGGCAAAGGCGGCACACGACAGTGGCAGCGAATTGTTAAACCTCGAAAAAGACGAGGTGGCTTTCATTCGTGAGATGGGTTCTATGAATACGTCAGCGAAGACGGCGGCAGGCAGTATACGCGAAATGGAGTCAACACTGAAGGCGATGACACTCACCTACAAGCAGATGTCTGACGCTGAGAAGTCGGGCAATGCAGGAAAGGCGTTGTCTGATGCAATGGCCGAACTTAGAAGCAGGCTCATACCAGCCAAGCAGGCGTTGGCCGAGACGGAGAAGGAAATGCGCAAGTTGAACCAAGAGGTGAGTGCTTCGCAGAATCCGTTCGGAAAATACGGCAGCATCATCGACAACATCGGGTCGCGATTTGGTATCACTGGCAATCTGTCCGAAATGCTGACCAGCAAGACAGCCATGCTGTCGGCAGGCATTGGTGCCGCGACTGCCATCGTAGGTAAAGCCACACAGGAGTGGGCGAAGTATAATGCCGAACTGGCCAAGCAAGATCAGATAACCACCGTGACGACAGGACTGAAAGGTTCCGACAGCGACCGCATGACCAACCAGGCACGGGCGCTGACCGACACCTACGGCGTGGATTTCCGCGAGGCCATCAACGCTGCCAACACCCTCATGACCCAGTTCGGACAGACTGGCGAGCAGGCCATGTCGCTCATCAGCGATGGTATGCAGGGCATGATTCGGGGCGACGGGCCTAAGTTGCTTAGCATGATTCAGCAGTATGCACCATCTTTCCGCGACGCTGGTATATCAGCGTCACAGTTGGTGGCCGTCATTCAGAACTCTGAAGGTGGTATCTTCACCGACCAGAACATGAACGCCATCGTCATGGGTATCAAGAATATCCGTCTGATGACGAAGGCCACGAGCGATGCCTTGAAGCAAATGGGAATTGACGGCGATCTGATGTCCAAACAGCTGAGCGACGGCACGCTGACTGTGTTCGATGCACTAAAGCAAGTGGCCGGTGGTTTGCAAAACGTAGACTCGAACTCGAAGGTAGCCGGCGAGGTGATGCAGCAGGTATTCGGTCGTCAGGGTGTGACCGCTGGCGCTAACCTTGGTAAAGCCATTGAACAGTTGAACCTCAATCTGGAAGATACGAAGAAACAGACGGGTGAAGTTGGTGATGCCTACAACGACCTGTATAATGCCAATGTGAAGCTGAATGGTGCCATCCGCGATTGCTTTGAGTACGACGGATGGGATCAGATGGCGACTGGCATTAAAGCCAACCTTGTGAGTGCGCTGGCAAGTGTTCTCGACATTCTTGGAAGAATCAAGGGAGCACTCGGCGGGTTCTCCGTTAATCAGCAACAAGGTGGAGCGCAGACTGGCGGCGGTGCCAACATGGAAAGAATGATTGCGATGCTTGGAGATGGTAAAAGTCCGAAAGCACAGCAGACTTACACCAGGCAAATACAAGAATATACAGCCGGAATCTTTAGAGTCAACGAACAGATACGTCAGATTCAGGAAAAAGCCGCTCAGGATATGGACGGCAATATGGCCGTGGTGTACGAGAAGCAAATCCGCAACCTCGAAAATCGTAAGCAGGCTATTCAGCGCAATATGGCTGAATACGACAAACGCGCACAGGCCGTGCTGAATGGTACGGAAACGACACCACCACCAGTCATAAAACCCACACCGAAAGGCAAAACTACCAAGACCGAGAAAACAGAGATTCAGAAGAATGATGAGCAAATAACCAGTCTGACGAAGGAATATCTGAAGCTGAAGGACGCTGCCAGCACAGCGAGTGCCGAACAGCAGGCAGACTTTGCAGAACGCATGGCCGACATCAAGGAAGAGATAGAAGGCCTACAGAAGCGTAACGAACAACTGCGACAGTGGTCGGACGAGGCAAAGGGTGGTAACAATGAGTCTCAGCAGAACGACAACCGCATTAAGTTGTTGACTGCTGAATACAAGAAGGTGTCGGACATGGCTAAGACAGCCACGGGTGACGAACTTAAAAATGCCCAGGCACGTCAGCAGGCTATACAAGCGGAAATCAAGACGTTGCAAGACCGCAACAAGGAACTGCGACTCTACGATCAGCAGGCACGCGGCGAGGCTCTTGAAGTGGGTAGCAAGAAGCAGTTGCAGCAACAGCTGACAGACCTACAGCAACGTCAGTCGTTGTTGGCTCCCGACACGCAAGGGTGGCGCGACCTACAAAAAGAGATTGACGCTACTTCCCGTCAGCTTGACATTGTGCAGGGTAAGATTCCCAAAGGCGAGCAGGCCGTCATCACGTTCACCGTCAAGAAGGACGAGCTCGACAAGACTATGGCCAACCTGCCGAAAGACAAGGACGTCAAGGTCAACGTTGAGACAGTTGAGCCAAAGCCTGTGGACGTGAAGGTCAACGAGCCAAAGCCCGTGGACGTCAAGGCAAACGAACCGGAGCCTGTGGACGTGAAGGTCAACGAGCCGAAGCCTGTGGACGTCAAGGTAAACGAGCCGAAGCCTGTGGACATCAAGGTCAACGAGCCAAAGACGGTTGACGTGAAGGCGAACGAACCGAAGCCCGTTGACGTGAAGGTCAACGAGCCGAAGGATGTTAATGTCAAGGTGAATGTCGAAACCGTTGGTGATATTGACGACCTGACGGACGAAGACAGGACGGTGCACTACCATGTCGAGACGGATGGCACAGACTTGGTGGATTTAACTGACGAGGAAAAGACCGTCACCTATCACGCTAACACCAGCGAGGTAAGGAAAGCCGTAGACGAAGTCAATGGCGTAGAAGTCAAGGAGAAGACCGTCGACGTAAAAGCCGACACCAGCGAGGCAGAGAAAAGCATCCAGGCACTTAACAGCACGTCGCTGACTCCGAAAGAAGAGTTGGTAAAGGTGAGTATCGCCACCAGTGGTCAGGAGTCCTTGGATGCCTTAAAGAAACAGCTCGACAACGATCTGGGCGACAGAAAGTACACTATCACATACGAGACGAATATCACCGACACGAAGGCGTTCAACACACAAAATATCGACGATTTCCTGGTTGATGCGAAAAACAAGATTAAAGAAGCGGAAATCGGTAGTGAGCTGTACAACCAACTGACGGCACGTATTGCTGACACGTCGGCATTGAGTGGCATGATTCAGGTAGCCATCAAGAATGGCTTTGACATGAGTTCACTCGGTGGCATGGATGTCAATATATGGAAACAGTTGTTGGCTAATCAGGACGTGCCAACGGAAGAACTTCAGACCATGCTTGACAATATCAATGCATGGTTTGAAGAAAAGGGAATCAAATTAAAGTTCGGGCTTGATGCCAACACTGGCGAGGTCAAAGAGGAAAAGAAGAGTAAAAATAGCGATGACACAATAACCAAAGCATCAAAGGCCCTAAGTGGACTAAGCAGTATCAAAGGCGGTCTTGACCAAATCGGAATAAAATTACCATCAGAAATTGAAAAGGCCATTGCTGTAATGCAAGGTGTAATGGCTGTCATACAAGGTGTGAATACAATTATATCAATTTTCAGCACGTCAACAGCAGCCGCTCAGATAATATCGGTTAATGCCAACACAGCGGCATTGATTGCTAACACAGCAGCACTTGCTACTAACAGCGCAATAAGCATCATACCATTCCGCAATGGCGGTATCGTTCCAGCCTTCAAGACGGGTGGCATTGTCCCGCATGCAGCCATTGGCTATGAGGTGCCAGGACATGACTATTCTGACGCTACGCCGGTCATGGTTTCGAGCGGCGAACTCATATTGAATCGTTCACAGCAAGGTAACCTTGCAAGTCAACTGGAGCAGGCCCGTCAAGAAAGTTATGGTGGCGGTGGTGGTACACCATACGTGCAAGGTGAATTGATTTACCTTGGCGTGAATAACTACCTGAAACGCTCGGGACGTGGCGAAATAGTAACATCTAAAAAGGGATAAGATATGGCAAAGAATGGTAACAATATTATAGTATATAGCGGCGGTACAGCCATCGCCGGTACACGGTCGAGCGAAGTTCAGAGCGGTTCGGAACTAATAGAAGTCAGCAGCCCGACACAAGGGACATGGCGGCAATATATCGCTGGCCGTAAAGAGTGGAGTGTGACGGTGGGGTTCTTGGTATTGTCGGACAGCGCACTGGCAATCAGCAACAAGACAGGTATTCAGGATTTGCTGCAAGTGGGCAACACATTTACGCTCAAAATCAAAGAGCGCAATGCGGCTGACTCTGATGGCGTGACAGGTACGGCCATACTGAAGACGTGCAAAATCACCATGACACGCGGAAATTTGGTGCAAGGCTCCTTCCAATTTACGGGGAACGGGGAATTGTCGGCACCAGCCGCCCAGGCATAACGCTGCGCGATGTAGCGACGTGAATATTTTCATAGTTATTATTTGTTTTAGGTTATTTAGTATTATTTGAATTTAATTTGTTTTTGACACAGGGGTGCAGCGGCACCCCTTTTTTGTTGCTATGACACAGTAACAGACATAATGATGGCGGTCGGTAAACCTTAAACGCATACTTCCGCGAATAGCAGAAGATAAACGAAAAGAAATAGATATGAAATGGTTGACATTACCCTACATCAAGCAACAGCTGAGGATTGAGCCGGACTTCACGTTAGAAGATGACATGCTGACGTTGTACGGAAACTCGGCTGAGAATACGCTGCTACAACTGTGCAATCGCTCGTATGAGAGTTTTTTGGACGAATATGGCGAGATTCCGCAAGACATCATTCACGCCACACTGATGCTCGTTGACGTGAGCTACCATCAGCGTAGTCCTATTTCGCAGTATCAGTTATATGCCGTCGGCTATGCTTTCGACCAGAAAGTGAAGCCGTACATGTGGCTGACAAAGCGCGACGACGACAACACAGAAACGACGGAGGTGCCCATCGGTAGCGACACGAAGATTGAGTTCACGGCTGATCTACCAGACGGTCTGACGCTGGCCGACATCATGTTCACAGGAAAGGTCATCAATGCCAACCAAAAAGACAAGGTGATGGACTTCACGAAGGCCGACTGCATCAAGTCCGACGAGAGCGGCGAATACTACGTGGTGCTGGTAGACACCGAAGCGATGGGCGTTGGCTCGTTGGTGATGAAGTTGACGGTACAGATACCCGACACGGACTACACCAGCGGGTATCGTAAAGAAGTAGTAAGAATCAATCCGCATATCAGAATTACAGGTTGAAGCATGAAAGGAACAGCACGAATCATCAGTATGACGTCGGGCGCAGGTCGCATCGCAGACAGTAGAATCAAGACTGAGGCTGCTGCTGTTGGTATGGTGCGTGGCGAGGCTATTGATGCCCTTCGGAGAACCGAAGGGAACGGTGGTCGCAGTCGGGAGGCTGGTGTATTCCATTGGCTGAAGGTCATGCCGGAGGCTCCACAGAATTTCGTGTGGTTGCATCCTGACGGTGTGGACTACGACATCGAGACATCGACCAATCTGAAATGGAAAATCATTTAAAACGAAAAAGATATGGCATACGCAAGTTGGCTCGTACCGAGCAAAACATCAGGCAGCGGCAATGATACCGTCAATGTGACCGCTGGCAGTAACAACACAGGACGCTCGCCTCGCCAAACGACAATGACGTTCAAGGCAGCGAATTGTGAAGACGTGGCGAGAACGGTCATCCAGGCCGGTAAGCCTGAGTTTGTGAATATTCAAAGTGCAGCAGCAGTCTCGAAGGACGGACAGGCAACGCTGACCATCGAAGGCACCACCAACTCATCGAAGTTGACGTTCTCGTTGGCAAGCGGTGGTACGTTGGTACTGACCCTGCCAGAAACATATTTGGCGAACTCGCTGACAACGAACAATGGTGCGGCTATCACGGGCGACCCAGGTGCCACGCAGGAGTTCCCGTTCTCCATTCAGTTTACCAACATTCCAAAGAATACGGTCATCACCGAGAAGACTGTGCAGCTCATTGCGACTGACAATGCCGGACACACAGCAACATGTCTCATCACTCAGGCCGCTGGTGATCCTGTCCTCGAAGTATCGCCTGAGAGCGTACAGATTGACTGGAACGCATACAGCGAGAGTACCAGCGCATCGTTCACGGTTACTTCTAACACTAACTGGACCATCGAGTAATCATGACGAAAGCAATCCCTTGGAACACGGGCGGCGGCAACATCATCGTAACCTTCAGTGGTCACGGTGATGGCGTCGTCACCGTATCGAGCGACACTGATTGCACGCTGCAAGACCGCCAACAGGTGCTGACCATCAGCGGTGGCGGACTGACTGCCTACGTGCTGGTTGTGCAGAAGTCGGGAGCAAGGGGACTGATAACGAGTGACGGTAAGCTGCTGACGGTTCTCGGGGTTGGTGCTGACAGAAACGCGCTATGCGCAAAGGCTGAGACGGGCGTCCGACTGACGGCTGAAAAGGCTGGATCAGAAAGGTATCAATTCATCACAAAAGACGGCAAGCTGCTGGCAGTGGAACATGTAACGAATAACGAATAGAATATTATGGCATACCAATCAGGACTTTTACGCAATCGCGTCATCATCGCCAACAAGATGCAGGCGGTGGATGGCGACTTCGGACGCAACAGTGGCGGTGTCCGCTATCTGCGTCTGGGTGAGTTTTGGGCAGAAGTAAAATTCACCAAGGGCATGAAGGCGTTGCACGAAGGTGCGCTGGACGCCTACGACACGGTGATGATTCGCATGCGCTATCAGAAGGACATGGATCGTGACTCGCTGATTGCTCACGACGGACGGGTGTACAGCATCCAGTCATTCCATCGTGACTATCAGGAGAACATCACACAGATTACGGCGGTAGAGAAACCCGACCTCTCGACAGACTTCTACGAGACGTTGGCGCTGGCTGCAAATGGCCAGCTGTTGACGGCTGACGGTCATCTTTTGACCGTTAACGATAAATCACAAAAAGATTAAGCAATATGAGTACGAAACTAAAGG